TCATCATATCTACATCTATGTGCTCTTAGTTTCAGAGATTACATTCTAGAAAAGTTATTTGACAAGCATGGACTGGAGAAGCCAGAAGTCAGGGATATATTATCGTCAGATGACTCATACACCTGTCAATCACTGCCTCTTGACTCAAGGACTAAAATTTTAAAAAGGATTTCTTTATTGATCAGGGCACAAGAAGTTACAGAGAGATTATTCAATATGTGGACATCTCGATCTAAAAGCAGCATATCTCTTCTAGTCTATGAATTCAACTCATTGTTCGGGTCCAACCTCACAACTTTCCCCACAACATTCAAATTTGCTTTAGCAACAGTCGTTCCACAAAATACTGATTCTTTTTTTAGAATGGTTAAGGAGTATTATAATAACACCAGACAGTTATTTGAGAATGCTGGATCTTTGGAACTTTGTATGATAGCTCACAAGTTGAATAAATTGTATTGTGAGTCTATTTACCACACACATGCTGATGGTCACAATAATTTTGAACAATTCGGTCTTAGGTCAAAATTCGTCCCATACCAATTTGGTGTTTATCCTATTGGTGACCCTGCTTTGATGATGATGATGGGGCCAGAATTCCATAATTACAACATCCTTCATAATAAAGATCAAATGAATTCAGAAGAATTAAAATTATTCACTAATTCTCACAACATGATACCATTAACTGATCCATCATTAGTTGCAGAACTAGGATCTTTGGATAATATGTATTCATCATTGATACGCATTGAAGCAGCTGTAGGTCCCGTCAATAAACTCAATTCCATCAAAAGAAAAGTGCCCTGGACTTGGGAGGAGATTAATCAGAAAGTCTTAGACAATCCAATCATCTTGTTTCGCAAACCATCAACTATTGATGAAGTTCAATTCAAGACCTATGTTAAATTGTACTCCTATGGTGCTGCAGAAGCATTGAGGGTCACAGCCGCTTCAATTTATTATGCAAGAGTAGCAGCATCAGTTTCCGCCAAAGCTTTTGAGATACCATTGTTTGATCTGAGAGCAGAATATAGTAAGGAAGATAATATAAAGGTTGGACATACATATCAAGATTGTATGAGGTATATTTTAAGCCTAACATTACCAACTCCAAACTTTGAGCATCTTTATCCATACTACAATGAATATAAAGAATTAAATAGGTTGTCTTCTATTATGGTTGAATATAAACCAAGAAGTCCATTAGAAACAAGGAATTTGAGACTATTGCAATTATCAGAAGTCACAATTAGGATCAAGAATAAATTGTCAACATTATTCGAGATTTTTTGGTTCAAACCAGAATCTAGGCCAATACAATCAAATGAAATTAGAGATTGGCTCAATTTAAAACAAGTTCTACCAACCATAAAAGACACCATGGCAGAGACATTAGACCAATATAGTGGGGATCATCAAAAGAAAATAAGATCATTGGTTCTGACTTTGTTACGAGTAACAGGATACTCATCAAAACCAATGAAAGCTTTTTGTTATGGAACATCATCTAGGTCTTATGATCAATCTATGGTTATTCTAACTCAATTAAACTTATATGAGAATTTCACTAGTGATATACAAGTAATCCCTAAAAGTGTGGTTGTGAATGCAAGAGTTTTTGATGAATTAACATATCTTTATGATTACTTCATACTATCATTGAATGAAGGGATTGAACCGAGAATATCTGATAAGATAAACATTGATATAGCAAAGACATATAGCAGAGATAATTTTATAACTGATTCACTAAAAAAGAAAATCCTCACAATGTTATTATATTATGATTTAGTGGAAGATGTTTCAGAATGGTCAAAATCCACCAGAACAATATTATCCAGATGGATTAAGAGACAGAGTTTAATCGATGGCTTCTGGATAGGTGATTTCAATCTCCAATTACAATGTAGTGACACCATCATGATGGTCAGAGGTTTCTCGGATAAGTTGGGTATAAGAAATATCACTTATACTATCA